TTTTAAACCCTCAATACTTTGCGGTGGTCAATCAGATCATTGATGAAGACCCCGGCATCATGCGCCTCAAGAACCCGCATAAAGCTGCTTGGAATGAAGCCAAAGAACGGTTGCGATTGGGTGAGGCTAGTCAGCCTCAGGCACGACCCAGCATTCCAAACCCGACGTTAGGGGGCGGCGCACCACCGTCTGTCTCGACATTGCCGGGACCGCAATCGCCTCAAACGCTCTATAATCAGGCTGTTTCCGTCAAGCCGTACACCGATGAGGGAAAAGCCTTTGAAGAAAAGTTGCGCGAGGCGACTAATAATCTCTGGCAATAGCGTCCGCTTCAATCTGATGTGCCGCAAGGATCGGGGAGTAAAGGCTTAACTGACAATAGGCCCCGATAGATTCAGTGGCAGACACAAACAGCACCACCAGCACACTCAATAACCTTCTGTTGGCTTGGTTTAGCCGGAAGATTATTGCCACGCTCGTTCCTAAAACTCCGTTGATCGAATTCGCACAGAGGGATGAATTGCCGCTGCGAACCGGTACAACGGCGACTTTTAACGGATGGAACCGCATCACGGGAGCTTCTTCGACCTTGACCGAAGGTACGGCGAACTCTCTCGTAGCTCTTTCGTCCCGCAGGGTCGTGGGAACGATTGCCGGTTACGGACGCGGAGTGAAACTGACCGACCTCGCTACCATGACGACCATCTTTGATGCCGTCAATGGAGCCATGGAGCGGTTAGCGGACTCGGCGGCTGAAACCGTTGAACGGATGTGTCAGATGGGGATTTTCAAGGCGGACATCAACAAGAACCAGGTGTCTACAACGAACTTCTCCGGATATATGTCTTCTCCGGCGTCGGCCTTTTCGGCCGTCACGGGAACACATAATCTTTCTGACTTGCAGATGCAGTTTCCTGCCACGTTTGGAACCTCCTGCACCGCTTTATCGGCGGTGTCGAAGACGGCTCCGAGCGTCTCGGCGCGGTTGTCGGTCTATTCGGTTCGCAAGACGATCACGGTCCTCCGTGGGAAGTTTGCGAAGCCGTTTGCCGACGGGTATTTTGTCGGGTACGCGCATCCCAATGCGCTTCACTGCCTGATGAAAGATCCAACGTGGAAAGATTGGAATCAGTATCAAAACAGTAAGGAGACCATGTATAAGGGCGAAGTCGGAATGGCCGTGAACGGGGTTCGCTTCGTTCAGTCGGCGCTCTGTCCTCGGTATGCAACGGCGGCTCATTCCGTCAATGCGACCTTTATCTTTGGTCAGCAGGCGTTCGGGTTTACGTCCCTTGACGGAAACGTCAAGATGATAGTGGCCCGAGGTCCAGATAAGAGCGACCCATTCGATCAACAACATGGTCCTGCGGAAGAGGAATCTTCCACGGCAATTAACCTGAATATCGGTCAACCTCCGGAAGCGGAAGAGACCGAAGCGGTACTGTTATGCCTCGCGGCGTAATTCCCGCTCGAACGACTGACAAAGGGGCCCCCAAAGGGCTGAGATACAGTCTGCTCTCGCGCTATAACTCATGAAACGCGAGCTAACACAAAGGCAATTCGTGGATGTCGCTTACAAGATCTATGGCGTGGCGGTGGCGTTAAACCCATCGGCGGGCCGGATCCTGATGACGCACGAGCTACTCTAACATGAATTCCCCGGCGATGGCTGAGGCTATTCGGAGCGATGGCGCATCCGTCGCCGGGGATTCTTTGTGCCTGAATTTGGGCGGTTTGGGTGAGGGTTATCTGGATGGATCAATCCCTGGTTTTAAGACCGTGGATTTGCGGGATGGCGCGGATTATCAACGGAATATTAATGATCTTTCGATCTTTAAGGATCACTCTATCAAGGAACTCTATTCATCCAATGTCTTGGAACATTTTTCTATTCATGATACGGTGCCGGTACTCAAAGAATGGCATCGCGTCTTGATCCCCGGGGGAAAACTTTGGCTTTCGGTCCCAGATTTTGATGCTTGCGTGAGACTTTATCAGTTGAGCGGATTGACTGATTGGGTGCAGTATTTGATTTGGGGCGATCAAAAGCACCCGCTCAATTATCACTACATTAATTTTACGTTCGCGACGGCGGCCAAGGCGCTTTATGAAGCTGGGTTTGAAGATGCCAAACGCGTCGCGCATCTGCCGTATGGAATCCATGACGCTTCCGAACATACCGATAACTGGCAGAGGAAACCGATCTCACTTAATATCGAGGCGACTGCATGAAGATCTCGGTGATTGCTCCCGTCAAAAATGAATTCCCCTGGATTGGCTACAGCATCATGGCCGCCGAGCCTTACGTTCATGAATTCATTTACAACGTGGCCTATGACTCCAGCGACGGGACGATTCCTCTCCTCTTCCATCTCAAAGACAAATTGAAGGGAAAACTCCATGTGAACGTCGCGGCCAAATACGCTTTTGATCCGATGGACATGAAGGCCTACAACAAAGCATTTAATGACGCTATTGAACAATCGACTGGAGACGCTTGTTGGTTTTTGCACCCGGACATGATCGTCACCAAAGGCGCAGAACTCCAAGAAGGCCCCTTGGCCTGGTGGACGAACATCACGAGTTTCGCCGGGGATTTCCAGACCGTAATTACGAAAGGACGGGCGACGCGATGGAAAAATATCCATGCGAAGAAGTTTGGTCTCCATTACTTCGGTGGGTATGGATCAACAAACGAGGATTTCTATCACTCGGATATAACGGGAAACGCCTACAAGCACTATGGGGAAGATTTCTCCTTGTATCCATTCGCGGTATTGAATTCTGGCATCTCAATTAACCATTACTGCGAACTCAAAAGCTATCGACGACGACTGGAGAAAATGAAGCTCTGCCTAAAAACGCAGAGTCCGGCCAGCGTCGAAAAGGCGATTGATGAGATGGCCGCGCAGCATCCACGGGTGACGCTCGATTCCTCGGTCAAGCGGTTCGGTGATTTTGAATTTTCAAAGACGGAAGCAGTGATCCCGGAAGTGATTCTAAAGTACAAGGATGAATTTGAATCCTTAAAGAAAAAGGAGCTAGTCCACCATGGCGAACCCATACTCAGTCACGATTAAGGGCATTGTAGATGACGGGACAAATATCTGGGCGGAAATGGTCATCTTTGATGGGGCGCATACCTCTCCTTCTGTTTTTCCCATGTGGCCGCATGGAACGGCGGCATCCGTCATTCAGGCTTACGCTCAGGTCATTGCGAATAACAAACCGACCTTAGACCCGGCTCTTGGGGCTTTGGTCAATACGACGATTGCGGGGGCTTAACATGAAAAAAATATTTCTGATGTGTTTGTTTCTGGGGATGGTTCGAGGAGGATGGGCGGCAACAGTGCAGCCATTTGCTCAGGGGAATGAATCCGTGAATATGCAGGTATATCCTCCGACATCTCAAATTACGGTGGCGACCAATGTTCCGGTAGCGATTACATCGACCAACATGGTCATTAAATCGACGGGCGGCATCGTGACTTACGCGCAGGCGGGGCGGGTTCCCTCGGATGGTCCTGCTATCACAACATCAACAGCGTTAAGTGGTCAGTTTTTGATTCTTCAATCGACGACAACGGCAGATACGGTTGTTATTACGACCGGAACCGCTACCGCTGTCTATGGCGATGACACGACAATCACCATATCGGCATCAAAAGCGCCTGTCTTATTTATCTATAACGCGACGCTATCGGTTTGGGAAGAATTCGGTAAACAATAATGGTTAAGCACGATCCTCTTCTTTCATTCATTATCCCGATCTATAAGACGCCGCCAGAAGTCTTGGAGCTGTGCTTAAAGAGCATTCGGGATATGTCCTATAAGCGCATCGAGATCATTGCCGTCTTTGATGGTCCGCCGTCTTTGGAGCTTCCCGAGATCGTTCGCAAATACACGACCCCGGAGCGGATGCTTGAAATTGAGCATGGAGGAGCGCCAAAGGCCAGAAATGCCGGGGCAAAGTTGGCACAAGGCCAATATTTCGTGTTTTGGGATTCAGATTGCTATCCAAAGCCCGAAATGGCAAAGCGATGGATGGAAGAATTCGAGACAACGGGCGCTGATTTCGTCTATTCAGGCTATGAGTTTAAGGACCATTCCAACGGAATTGCGGGAGTGCCATTTGATCCGTATCTGTTGACCTGCAACAACTATATTGCGACCAATTTCCCGATGAAGCGGGAAATCTTTCCCGGTTTCGATGAAACGTTAGTGGGCGCTCAGGATTGGGATATGTGGCTGACGATTGTGGAGCGAGGAGGCAAAGGGTCTTTCATCGAAGGCTATGGCTATATCACCGAGCCACCCAATCCCGAATCTATTACGGGGAAAGCCTGGAATCCGGAAAACTTCCGTAAGACGCATTGGACGGTGCGTGAGAAGCACGGCATCCCGCACAGGGAAATCGTGATCGGCTCGGCCATGGAACGCATGAAGGGTCTGCACATTGCCAAGATGCTTAATGCCGACTTTTCGCAGTTCCTAGATTTTCGCGTCGATGATTATAAGCTCGCGTTCAATCTTGGGTTTGGCGAAAACATCTGGTTTAACGGGGCCAATAAGGGATGCGTGCGTGTTCAATACTGGATGCCATGGGACATTACGGGTCTAGAGAATTACGGACTATTGAAGTCCATCAATATGCTCGAAAAGCTCAAAGATCATGTTGACCATCATTTCGTCAATGAGATGGTTTCCCAAAAGCGATTGGCTCGGCTTTTTGAATTCGTTGGCCTTAAGGCCCCGGAGATTGTTCCCCTCCCAAGCGAAGTCGAAGACCCTGAAACGAGATTGCCGGATATTTACCGTGTCCTTTTGGATATCGACGAAACCTATATGCCGGTGTTTAAGACGATCAAGCAGGACTTGCCATACATTCCGATTGACGATCTAAATTTCAAGACTAACCCGACGGCCGATATTTCTAAGTATTCGCTCCTGGTATCCTTCCAGAATCACCCGACTGTAAATGAAGGAATCCGGCGGTTCCTCATCAATGGCCGAAACATCATTTCGAACGTGCAGGCTCCCTATTGCGGGAATTTTGACATGGACATTTCCATGAAGGAATTCAAGCAAGCGATGATTCGTGCCATTCGGGATGGGCGATACTTGAAATTTAACGCGGCCGGGCAATCCTACTATCGGGACCAAGTAGACCCGAAAGCCTTTGAAGCGAAGCTGAAAAGTCTTATGCCGCAGAAAATCGAGGTCGTATGACTCCTAAAGCCTCCTTTGTGATACCGGCCTATAACGCCGACGCTTACCTGGCGCAGACGCTTCTTTCCTGCCGGAATCAGTCCGTCAAGGAAATCGAGATCATTGTTGTGGACAACGGATCAACGGATGGCACCAAGG